ACACTTGACACGTAGACAAAAAGCGCATATACTACTACAGTGTTTGCGCTTTTTTGTTTGTGAGTCACAGGCAACCAAGATCTAAACATTTAGATAGGCAACATAACATAGGCAACTTATCAAGGAGAAAAACTATGGCATCATTAGCAGAAATCAGAGCACGTTTACAGGCAGCAGAAAACAACAAACCAGGTCAATCCACTGGTGGCGATAACTCCATTTACGCTCATTGGAATCTTGAAGAGGGTCAATCTTGCACTTTGAGATTTTTACCCGATGCAAATACAAAAAACACATTTTTCTGGCAAGAACGAGCAATGATTCGTTTACCCTTCGCTGGTATCAAAGGCGAAATGGATAGCAAACAAGTGTACGTGCAAGTACCTTGTGTGGAAATGTGGGGAGAAGCATGTCCTATCTTGGCAGAAGTACGCACCTGGTTCAAGGACAAGAGCCTTGAAGAAATGGGTCGCAAATACTGGAAGAAACGCAGTTACATCTTCCAAGGCTTTGTGCGTGAGAACCCACTGAACGAAGACAAAACTCCAGAAAATCCCATCCGACGTTTCATCATCGGACCACAAATCTTTGCCACTATCAAAGGTGCATTGATGGATCCTGAGCTGGAAGAAATGCCCACAGACACCCTGCGTGGGTTGGACTTCCGTGTGTCGAAAACTGCCAAAGGTGGTTTTGCTGACTATTCAACATCAAAGTGGGCACGTAAAGAGTCTGCACTTACAGAAGCAGAACAGGCCGCAATTGCCACACATGGCTTGTTTGACTTGAGCACATTCCTGCCCAAGAAGCCAGGCGATGTAGAGCTCAAGGTCATCAAAGAGATGTTTGAAGCATCAGTAGATGGACAACCTTACGACACAGAGCGTTGGGGTCAATACTTCCGTCCTGCAGGTGTACAAGCACCTGGTGGTAGCGGTGCTGCCCACGTTGACGAAGACGTACCAGCAGCCAAGCCTGCACTCAAAGTGGCCGCACCAGCACCAGCCAGCGACTTTGACGAAGACGATGTTCCTGTAGCAGCCGCACCAGTGGCCAAGCCTGCAGCCTCAGGACAAAATGCCCAGGACATCCTGGCCATGATCCGTAGCCGTCAAGCCAAGTAATTGAAACGATATTGTATTAATTACAAAAATGGAGGCATGGGCAATACAATATTAGCCCATGTGCTCTATTCTAGTAATATCAAAGACTTTGATCTTGACACATTTTTTAGTGAAACAGGGAATTCTCATAAAATTGTATTGTTAAACGATACCAATTTAATTGCTGAACATTTACAAGAATCTCCTGACAATAATTTGGAATGTGTGATTGAATTGGTGTCAACTGGTTGGTATGAGATATTAAGATACAAAATGTCTTATTCAAAATGGCACAACGACTTTCCCACTCGAACAAATTATAAAAATTTTTTCAAAAATGTTCAAGTTGACACACAAGAAGATTTACATTGGGCAGAATTTTACAATAATATTAAAGATCCAACGTGGCCCGAGTGTGATAGTTATAGAATGATACACACACTTGATAAACGAATTATAGATGAAATTCTACAAGTTTATCAGCCGCCAAATTTTAATTTGCCAGAGTCTGACAGTTTATTTTTAGAAGTGTTGTCTCAAACTTATTTTAATATGATCACTGTTCCGTATCAAAAATATTTTGACAGTGCAAAAACATATTACATCAATGACTATTTTTTAGGAAACACTGCATTGCTTGAAAATATGTGTCAGACAATTCTTAAACATGATTGGGATCGTCAACGAAGCAATGAATTTTTAAACAAGGTACTAGAAGTTAATTCAACGTATTTTGCGTGGCTCGACAATATAAAAAATATATATCAACAAACCATTGATTTTGTTGAGTGCCCAACAAAGTTAGAAATATGGGAACAGGCATTGATCATTGCCAAATGTTGTGAATATTTTGAAATAGCGCCAATGGATTTAGAATGGCATAATGCAGGTTGTATTTTAGATGAAAACAATGTATTATTAATTGAATTATTAAAGAGGACAAAACATGGGAAAACCATTTGACGTAAGCAAGTTCCGCAAGGACATTACCAAAAGCATTGAAGGTCTAAGTATTGGATTCAATGATCCAACAGATTGGATCAGCACAGGCAACTTTGCCTTGAACTATCTCATCTCAGGAGATTTCAATCGAGGCATTCCACTGGGCAAGATCACAGTGTTTGCCGGCGAATCAGGTGCAGGCAAGAGTTATATTTGTTCAGGCAACATTGTTAAGAACGCACAAGAGCAAGGCATTTTTGTTATCTTGGTTGATACAGAAAACGCATTAGATGAAACATGGCTACACGCACTTGGTGTAGACACCGGTGCAGATAAGTTACTCAAACTGAACATGAGCATGATTGATGATGTAGCCAAGGCTATTTCGACATTCATGATTGACTACAAAGCGTTGCCAGACGGCGAACGTATGAAAGTGTTATGGGTTATTGACTCATTGGGTATGTTGTTGACCCCAACTGATGTGAATCAATTTGAAGCAGGTGACATGAAAGGTGACATGGGTCGCAAGCCCAAGGCACTTACAGCACTGGTTCGTAATTCAGTCAACATGTTTGGTGGGTTTAATGTTGGAATGGTTTGTACAAATCATACATACGCAAGTCAAGACATGTTTGATCCAGATGACAAGATCTCAGGTGGTCAAGGCTTTATCTATGCATCAAGTATTGTTGTGGCCATGAAGAAAATGAAGCTGAAAGAAGACGAGGATGGCAACAAGATCTCCGAAGTCATGGGCATACGTGCCGGTTGTAAAGTGATGAAAACTCGTTATGCAAAACCATTCGAAGGCATGCAGGTTAAAATTCCCTACGAAACAGGTATGAATCCCTACAGTGGATTGACTGATCTTGCAGAGAAAAAAGGCATGCTCAAGAAAGAAGGCAATCGTCTGGTGTTTGTCACCAGCGAAGGTGAAATAATTAAACAATTCCGCAAGGCCTGGGAAGCAAACGAAGATGGATGCCTGGACAAAGTCATGACAGACTTCAAGAACATCAAAGCAGAGGTAAGTACAGCCGACACTGTGGAGGAATAATAATGTCAGCAGAAGTAGCAAGCGAAATTTGGGGCGAATTGAAACGATACGTCAACGTGGTAGACCGTATGGATGCAGCCGAAAGCATTGTGGCCATACTGATTGATCATGATCATGATGTGGACGAAATCCGAGAAGCCTTCAAAGGAGATTCAGACATCAAGAAAGCCCTGACTGTATACTTGGACAACGACAAGGACTATGCAGAGGAAGAAGAAGAAGAGTTTGATGACGAGGACAACTACAATCAAGAAGATGACTACTGATCCGTTGGCGTATTTTTGCAGTCAAAAATTCACATGGCTCAGTGTTGATTTAGAAAAATTAGAAACTCAAAGTTGCTGTGCTGCAAGCCCTGAGAAAATAAATTTTAATCATATCAAAAACCATCCTGGAGATCTATTTAATTCTCCTGCTCTGCTCAAAGAGCGTCAAGACATGTTGAACAATATTCCAGTGCCCAGCTGTGATATCGCTTGCTGGCAACCAGAATCAAAATCAATGCCCAGTCGACGGTTGTTAATGAACACCAATATTCAGACTCATAATCTTGCAGAATCTTTTGTAGAATCATTGAACATCATCACAGGGTCCGATTGCAATATGAGTTGTTTGTATTGTTGCAAAACATACAGTTCAGCATGGGCTAGAGATCTTGATGCCAATGGACCATACACAATCGAAACAAACGACGATAGATACACACTCAGCCCCCGTGACAAGGTCATAATGGACTTGAGTCAAAAACAAATAAAAAACGGTCAATTACACAAGCAATTGATCGATGAAATACAATCTCTTTGTGATCAGCCAGGCGTGACTGAAATAGTAATCACAGGTGGCGAACCTTTTTTGTATCTAGGACTTGAAGATTTAATTTCCAGAATACCTACAAAAATTAACACTATAAAAATATGGTCTGGACTGGGAGTTGATCCTGTTCGCTTTGAAAAAGAATTGAAAAAATTATCAAGGTTCACTGGAATAGAAATAGTGATCAGTGCCGAAGCAACAGAAAAATTATACGAATTATTGCGATACGGAAATACATGGGAAAGATTTCAACAAAATATAAAAATTATTGAATCACAATCAGTCAAGCACAGCTTTTATGCCACAGTGACAAATCTTTCTTTGTTTGGTATTCATGATTTTTTGTTATATATTGGTAGTAAAGAAATTGTGTACTCATTGTGTACATACCCTGAGTTTCTGTCTGTCAATGTTTTAGATCCTGACAGCAAACAAAAAATTGCAAATCATTTGGGAGAATACCCTGTTCAATTGAACTCATTGTTGACAAAAAAGTTGTTTGAAAATCCTGAAAACAATCATCAAAAATTAAAAATCTATCTTGAAGAATTTGTAAATCGCAAAAACATAGATGTTGATTTTTTGCCTAAAGAGTTTAAAAAATGGTTATCATAAACAATGTTAATGGAAATTAAAAATGTGGTACAGTAAAGTTGTAGCAGACCTCAGTAACATACCCGACTTTATTGCACACTTTGAATCAGAGTTAACGGATGCCAAGCGTGACTGCAAGATTGGTGGCTTGGTAGAAAAGAATATTACTGCCTTGCCAGGCATCACCGAGCATAGATTCAACCAGCTGCAAGAGATTGAGGCTGTGTTGAACTTTCTCAACATTCAACTGCGCAAGATACGCACCCGACATTTTAAGAAGTATCTTGAGGGCTATGCCCGTGCGCTCACAGCACGTGATGCTGAAAAGTATGTGGATGGCGAAGAAGAAGTTGTGGACTTTGAAACCATCATCAATGAAGTGGCGTTACTACGTAATCGTTGGTTGGGCATAATGAAGGGCCTGGATACCAAACAGTGGCAAATGGGGCATGTGGTTCGACTACGCACAGCAGGCATGGAAGATATCACGGTTTAGCATGACTGATCAAGAACGCTGGCAAAGAGATCTAGCAGAAATGGAATTCTTTCTGCTGATATTCTTCATTACGGCATGGACAGCTTTTTGGTGGTGTGTCCATCATATCAGTTAAATACCCACATGAAAATTGTAATTGTCACAGGCGGATTTGATCCGCTACATTCTGGGCACATTGCCTACTTTGAAGCAGCACGGGCCTTGGGCGATAGGCTTGTGGTTGGCATCAACAGCGACGAGTGGCTCACACGCAAAAAAGGTCGACCGTTTATGCCTGCTGCTGAACGCAGAACCATAATTGAAAATCTGCGTATGGTAGACCGAGTGATTGAGTTTGATGATGCAGATGACAGTGCTCGAGATGCCATACGTGCGGTACGTGACTATTACATACGCCCGGGCACCAAATTTATCTTTGCCAATGGTGGCGATAGAACTCAACACAACATTCCTGAAATGACTGAATCAGACGTGGAGTTTGTGTTTGGTGTGGGCGGCGAGAACAAAATGAATTCAAGTTCGTGGATACTAACCGAGTGGAAAACTCCCCGGACTGACCGCATCTGGGGGCACTATCGTGTGTTGCACGAAGTGGGTGCCAATACCAAACTCAAAGAATTGACTGTGCTACCTGGCCAGCGACTGAGCATGCAACGCCATGACAGTCGTGCAGAGTTTTGGTTTGTTGCCGAAGGCAAAGCCACAGTGTACACTATAGACGATGCGTCAACTGATCAAGAAATCAAATGTGAGTTAACTGTGCATGAGCACACATTTATCCGCAGCAATGAGTGGCATCAATTGTGTAATGAAACTGATCAGCCCTTAAAGTTGATTGAAATACAATACGGTGACCGCTGTGTTGAGGAAGATATAGAGCGTAAATGAAACCAATTCCAGTATTTGTAGGATACGATCCTAGAGAAGCCGTAGCATATCATGTGTGTGTGAACTCGATCATTAGGCACGCCAGTCAACCAGTGGCCATTATTCCTGTGGCCTTGAACTTGTTTCGAGACTATGATGAAACACATACCGATGGCAGCAATCAATTTATCTACAGCAGATTCCTTGTGCCG